TTATTAAAAGACCCATCTTTCGACAAAGTAGAATACAAATGGGCATTCAACCCTAATAATGATGTGGATAAGTTAATGCAACTAATCGACAACTTACAATTTAGTGTATTGTGTCAGGACATCTATTGCAAATACGTTGATTCACCCCTAAAATAGCCCTTTTACTTCTCTTTATCATATTTATTAGTAAATAATATGATAACTGCAAGTGAAATAGTAACTGAATATACGAAGTGTGTGATGGACCCCATCTACGCTATTGAAACATATTTTAAGACTTACGATAAAACAAGAAAGGGTTTCGTTCGTTTCAAACTATTCCCAAAACAACGTGACATTATAGATGGTTTAACTAACCACAGATTCAATGTTGTTACTAAACCTAGACAGGCTGGAGTTTCTACAACAGCAGCTGCATTCTTTGCAATCAAATTAGGTTTCGCTGACCCAACTTTCCCACAACACATTTTAACAATTGCCAACAACAAGGATATGTCACAAGAATTCCTTGTTAAAGTAAAAGGATTCTTAGAGCAGATTCCTAGATGGGTATGGGGTGAAGAGTATTATGGTTCTAAAAAAGCGGAATCAAAAAACATTTTTACATACGATTCAAAAGGTTACATCGAATTACCGAATGGTAGTAGTGCTAAAGCAGTGTCATCTTCTAAGACAGCTGCAAGGGGGTACGCTCCAACATATTTAGTATTTGATGAAGCAGCCTTTATTGATGATGGTGATGAAGTTTATGGTGCTGCCATCACTTCATTAGGTTCTGGGGGTGGAGCTCTATTGATTTCCACACCTAATGGACAAGATTCATTATATTACAAAACATATGAGATGGCTAAGACCAAGCGTAAGCAAGATGGTAATGGTTATAACGTAATTGAAATGAAATGGTATCAAGATTGTCGATACAATAAAGCATTACGTTGGGAGAAGGAAAAAGAAACAATCCAATGTGTGGATGTTGATATTTACACTAGAACATGGACTTGTGATGGTAAGGATTATGCGGTTACGATTAAAGGTGAATATGAATTATTTGAAGAAATGGTTAGTATGGGTTGGAAGCCTAACTCACCTTGGTATCAAGACATGTGTATGGGTATGAACAACGATAAGCGTATGATTGCACAAGAGCTTGATGTATCATTCATCGGTTCTGGGGGTAGTGTAATTGACAATGAGTTCATCGTGTATCAAGAAAAAGAAAACGTTCAAGACCCAGTATGGACTTCTGGTGAAGAAGAAGAGTTCTGGATATGGGAGAAACCTCTTGAAGGTCACCAATATATGATGGGTGTTGATGTATCTAGAGGTGACAGTGCCGATTTCTCAACAATCACCATTATAGATTTCACTACTATGACACAGGTTATGGAGTACCAAGGAAGAATCCAGCCAGATTTACTTGCTGAGATTGTATTTGAGTATGGGAATTTATATAAATCACTTACTGTGGTTGATATCACTGGTGGTATGGGAGTTTCTACAGTGTTGAAATTACTTGAATTAGATTACAAGTACTTACATTACGAGGAAACTAGAGGTAAGATATTAAAGACACAAGAAGATTTACAGAAATATTCTAAGAATAGTGGTAAGAAAATGCCAGGTCTTAGTTTCAATGGTATTAGAACTACTATGATTGCTCACTTTGAGATGTCGGTACGTGTAGGTGCTATCAAAGTTAGGTCTAGAAGATGTACTTCAGAAATGAAAACATTCGTATACAAAGGAAAAACTGGAAGACCTGACCACCAAGATGGTTACCACGATGATTTAATAATGTGTATGGCAATGGCTTTATGGATTCTTGAACATTCATTTAAAAATTTAGAAAAATTAGAAAGTCAAAATAAAGCTATGTTATCTGCTTGGTCTATTGGTGGTGGTACTAGTAAGGTTGATGACTACGATACTGGGTTTGCACCTAAAGGAGCTAAAGGAACATCAACTGGAAAACCTAAATTCACTGAAAGTGTGAGTAAAGGAATGCAAGACCCAAAAGGAGATTATTTGTGGTTATTCAGTGGAATGAAATAATTATATAAAAAGGATTATGGGATTAGATAAAGATAATACGTTTGTTAGGAAACCTTATAGTAGTTTCATTTATAAGTGGAGTCCACAAACACACAGCGATGACATAGTTGACGTTGGTAAGAATAATGAGTTTTGTAATGCAGTCGCATATTCCAATGGAAAAGATTTTGTTGTTAGCTACATGAGAAAGTCAGATAACAGCGGAGATGCATATGTTGCATGTGGTTACGTTGAATAGGGTTTAGAAATCCATAGAAATCGTTATTATTAAATAAAATTAAGATATGAGTAAAAAATTAACATCGTTTCAGAGGCTAAATAAAATTTTTGGTCCAGCAGGTATTAAAGTACCACAGCAACAAACGAATAGATATGGTTTAGGAAATCAAGAGATTCTAAGAACTACTGACCCTGCGGAAGCTGATGCAGCAAAACTTCAAGCACAACAAACTAAATACCTTAGTAAGCAGTGGATGAAGGTTGATGGTGAAATGTACCAAAAAGCAATTCACTATGAAGTAACTAGAGCGGCATCGTATTCTGATTTTGAAGCGATGGAGTTTTACCCTGAGATTGCAGCTACATTGGATATCATGATGGAAGAAGCTACTACACCTAACGATAAAGGTAAGGTGATGAATATCTATTCTGATTCTAAAAGAGTTAGAACTATCTTAGAAGATTTATTCTTCAACCGTTTGGACCTGCACACTAACCTACCAATGTGGACTAGAAATACTTGTAAGTACGGGGATGATTTCGTTTATTTGAATATTGATGATAAGGCTGGTATTATTGGAGCTAGACAAATGCCTAACTTCGAAATGGAGCGTATTGAAGGTGACTTACATAGTTTACTTAAGACTGCACATGCGAATGGAGCGGATAGTCTTTCAGTGGAAACTTCTGAGTACGATAATAAAACAAAATTCTTATGGAGACCAAGTGAGGTTGAATTTGATTCTTGGCAAATTGCTCACTTTAGATTATTAGGTGATGATAGAAAACTTCCTTACGGTACGTCAGTACTAGAGAAAGCTAGAAGAATCTGGAAACAATTATTATTAGCTGAAGATGCGATGTTAATCTATCGTGTTACAAGAGCTCCAGAAAGAAGAGTGTATAAAATTTATGTTGGTAATATTGATGACAAGGATGTACCTGCATACGTAGATGAGATTGCCTCTAAATTTAAGCGTACACCAGTAATCGACCCACAGACGGGGCAAATCGATTCTAGATACAACCAAATGGCTGTCGATGAAGATTTCTTCATCCCAGTAAGAGATGAGAATGCTCAGACTCCTATTGATATCTTACAAGGCGCACAGAACTTAGATGCTATTGCTGATATTGAGCATTTACAACGTAAATTGTTTACAGCATTAAGAGTTCCTAAGTCTTTCTTAGGTTACGAAGAAGCACAAGGTGACGGTAAAAACTTATCATTACAAGATATTAGATTCGCTAGAACGGTTAATAGAATTCAACAAGCGATGATTCAAGAGTTAAACAAGGTTGCTATTATTCATTTATACCTTTTAGGTTTCGAGGATGAATTAGATAACTTTACATTAACACTTAACAACCCATCAACACAAGCAGAGATGCTTAAGGTTGAACAATTGCAACAAAAGATTACATTGTATGCTGACGCAGTTAAAGATGCGGGTAATGGATTCGCACCTATGTCTATGACTAAGGCGATGAAAGATATTTTAGGATACAGTGATGATGAAATCAGAGAAGTATTATTACAACAAAGAATGGAGAAAGCGGCTGCGGCTGAATTAGAACAATCTGCGAAGGTAATTAAACACACTGGTGTCTTTGATGTTGTTGATAACATTTATGGTGACCCTAACTACGACCCAGAAGCTGCCCCAACAGAAGGTGAAGACGGTGGAGATGGTGATGCTGCTGGAGGTGGCGGTGGATTCGGTGGTGGAGGCTTCAGTGGTGAAGACTTAGACTTCGGTGATGGTGATGGTGAAGGTGAAGACGGTGGAGATGAAGCTGAACTTAACTTTGATACTACAGATGATGAAGGTGGTGACCCAGTTGAAGCTGATGAATCACAGATTCGTAATGCTAAAAATTTAATTAACGAAAAGAAAAAGGTGATGAAAGAATCGTTAGACTCTAAGAAGCTTCGTTATAATAGTATGTTTAAGACTAGAGAAACAGACCACATGACTAGGTTGATTAATAGCTTCGGAACACCGAAGCAAGAATATGTTTCCACTAGTAA